CTGAATTCTAAGAGTCAGTATAATACTATTGTTTCAAGTATTTTATAATTCCCCATTATAAGTATAGATACTAATAGCTTAGTTCGTAATTATTATACTGAATTTTCTTAGAAAGCCAGTATAAAATTTTATGTTCAAGTTATTAATTATTTATTTGCATTTAATATTATGTTTGCATTTATGCACCAATAAATAAAGTTTTCAACCTTGGGATTTAAATTAGTAAAGGTTGAAGGTAAATTTATCCCGTTACCTCGTGATACCCCAATTTCGGAGAGTTTTGACTCTCATTCACTAATGTATATTATTATATTATTTTAAACTCCTCACTTTGTAGTTGTAAGTCACGTGATTCTGTTGAATTCACGCATACGAAGAGGGAGAAAGGAAGAATTCTATATTCTATATAATTAGTGTCCGCTCCATTATCTGCCCTAGATATCTTGGCAGAATAAAGTTTTGGATGGAAAACGGTGGTAACCAACCCATTTAGTATCTACTCCAATAATTATTAAGATTCCTGAGAAAACAGTCAAATCCTCTGTATTGTATATATAAGTGAGCTGATGTCCAATTTCTGGTAGAACCTGTGCGGACGTATGTAAGCGACAAGGGAAACAACCTTATATGGGAATATGCGATAAGTCCCCCAATTGGTTGCAATACACTCGTAGACCATATCAACTATGCTGAAAGGCAATTCTTTACATTTAATTAATATGGATTCGATCTCGATAAGACTGAGATCAAAAGCTGAAACAAGCTATTTTCATTTATCTTATATAAATTTGCTTTATAGTAAAATTCGTAAAAGATTCATGAAAAATAATGCATTTTGTGGGCATTATTATAATGCGGAAGATGTTCCACAATTTACTCTTTACTATAAGAGTAAACCTCTTCCTGATCGACTTATACACTACAGTCTATTCAATATCCGTGAAGGAGATTATATAGAACTGGAGTATATAGGTCTTCGAGGCGGTGCTTTTAGACTACCTCACAATGTCTTATTGACTTTTAGAACTTTGCATACTTTGGATATAAATGTACCATTTGAAACTTCATATTCTATTCAAAGATTAGCTACTAGATTTGGTTGTTGGCTTTTTGAAAATAATTATGAAGCAGAACCTTGTTCAATTATACAAGCTATCGTTTCAGTTAACAATATTGATACATTGTTACCCCGTTCAATTTGGCATAATAATTTGGAATCATTTAGTAACTGTTCGATAACACTTATTTATCGTTCTTTATCAACATGTGATCAAATAGTGCCTACTTATGACTATATGTGGCCTGAGAGTGATTTTGAATTTGATTCTGATAGCGACAGTAGTTTTACTGAGCAATCAGGGCAAATCATCTCATCAACTAGAGCTTTTAATTTTTTAGCTTACATTACTGGTCGTACTTCTTTTGATCAAAATTATTTGGCCAAATTGGCTGAAGATTTAACAATTTTAGTAGACGGTTTATATGAATGTTATACCGATAGTTTTTGCTTGCGTAGGATAGTTCGCACCATTGTTATTTTTTTGAAATTGCGTAGTAACTCATCTATATTAAAGATGTTTGAAGATTCTAAAATATTAGATTATATAAATGAATTGCTTCACGTACCAGAAGAAGAATCGGGTGTTATGAAATTTTTAGATAATGCAGAAAATATAGTAAATACCATTAAAAGTGGTAAGCGCCTCAAAATTACAAAGGTCATGTATAGATTAGGAATGTTTGCACTTTCTCTATCTTTGTTTGATAGTTTTGGTTTAGATCTTGATTTATTAGGTTATAGTGCTTTTGACAAGGAGTTATTGAAACGTAAAACTCAGTTAACTGGAGATACTATGTTAGATCTAGCTGATGGAGTAATATTTTTACTCAAGAAAGGTTATCAAATAATAATGACTGGTCGAGTTGACTGCATTTACCATACGGACGATGAATATTCTGCGTTGTACGATGATATTTCTGATTTGAAGCTTAAAAAAATTGCTTTAGGTAATCCTGAAGCATTAGGTTTCAACGAATATTGGTATGGCGACAAATTAGATAAGACTATGGATAAATTGCGTAACGTTATTAAATATGCTGGTACTTTGGATAAAACAGAGATTCGCTATTGGCGTAGTCAGCTGTGTGAATTGGAGCTAATTAAAAATAATATTTTAATTGCTAAGAATTGTTCAGAAAGTAGGGAATGCCCTTTTTCAGTTTTATTTTTTGCTTCTCCTGGTGTTGGAAAATCAACTTTAACTAAAATGACTTTTCAGCATTTAGCGAAAACGCATGATTTACCCACTGAGGATAAATTTATGTACGTACGTAACCCTATGGCTAAATATGCTGATGGTTTTAAATCCGAGATGCATACTTATTTGTTGGATGATATCTCTTTTAAACATCCTGCTGCAAACCCGACAGGAGACATCTCTCTTGATGAGGTTTATATGTTGCATGGTACTTTCCAATACGTGCCTGATCAGGCCGCTTTGGAAGATAAGGGTAGGATACCTGTGCGTATAAAATTTTTATTAGGTACTACCAATGTTAAAGATTTAAATGCTTATCATTATTTTTCTGTGCCGAGTGCTATGCAGCGTCGCTTTCCTTATATTGTTGAAGTAAATGTTAAAAAAGAGTTTCAAATGGATGATGGTTCTGGCATGTTGGATGCTACCAAAACTAATTGTGCTCCAGAAGATTATCCTGATTATTGGATATTGAAGGTTTCTAAAATAGTAGTTCCAAAGAATATGGGAGAATTAGCTAAGTTGCGTCATATAGGCACTTTTCGAGATATAAATGAGTTTACAGCGTGGTTATCTAAAACATCTGTAAAACATTTTGATAACGAAAAGATTATGACTAATTCTTTTACAAACATGAGAACAGTGGAGATTTGCAAGACGTGTTTTAAAAACATAAAGTTTTGTAAATGTTCGAGAGAACAAACTGGTTCAGTATGTGAAAGCATGTTGTCTGGATTGATGTATTATTTCGCTTTTTGTCTAATAGCTTTTTATAGAGCTTTAGCTTCAATCTTGTTTGCTTCTCTATATTGGAGAATACGAACAAAAGTAGAGACTAATTTGACACGTTTTGGTTTTGACCACGTCAATATTTTTGTGCGTAAGCAATTGTTTGTTAGACTTGCTAAAATTACGCGACGTAATATTGGCTATCCAGAAGCCTTTGGTATATTAGCTGGTTTGATAATAACTGGTTATGCTATTTTTCGCTTTAATCGTTCAGTTACAGGTCCCATTTTCACAGAACAAACTAGGGGGGAAGTTAAAGAGCTCAAGAATACTGATGCTCGACCTCCTAAACCAGGAACTTTTGAGAAAGAATTGACTTGGGTTGCTAATGATAAGAAATTGAGTACTATCGATTTAACTCCCCAAATTTTAAGTTCTAAGCAGCATACACGAGAGGAATTCGTGGATAAAGTTGCTAATAATGTTATTCGTTTAATGATTTATGATTCTAATGAACCGAAACAGCGCTATATAAATAATGCGATTGTTTTGAAAAGTAATATTATAGTGTGTAATGCACATTTTTTCAATAATATAAAATTTGAAACATTTAATATGGTTTTGGTATGCGATGAATTAGGTGATGGAGTCAATGATAAAATCGAAGTTAGTTTTAATAAGAAGAACATAATTTTTGATATATCACGTGATATAGCCATATTTGTAGTGCATTCTTTAGTACCACGTAAGGATATTACTCAGTATTTTGCAAAATTGGGTGTTTATACTGAAGCAACAGGTACATTGATTGGAAGAGATTATCGATCAGGTGTGATTAGTAAAAATACAGTACATAATGTGACTTTAGAGAATAATTATTCTGATACTTTTGGAGCTCATCCATTTTCTGGGCCGGTTACTTTTGGTAAATCAGTTTTAGCCACTATAGATGGCGACTGTGGGTCAATGCTGGTAGCACATACTCCCAAAGGTCATTTTATAGCTAGTTTTCATAGGGCTAGTAATACTGATAAGGTTGTTATAGGGGTAATATTGTATTATGAAGACGTTGAGCGATTAATTCAGAAGGTGTCACCACTTGCGGTTAGCTCGGGTTATCCTAAATTAGCTGATGGTCACACTATTCAGAGCTTGCATCCCAAGTCAGTCTTTAATTATATTGAGGAGGGTTCGGCTCAAGTGTTTGGGTCAATTTCTTCTTATAAATCTAATCAAAAATCGAGTGTATGTGCTACACCTATGCGTGATTTTTTGGTTGAACACGAGAAATATCCCGTTGATTATAGAGCTCCTCAACTCCGAGGATATCAGCCATATTATTTGGCTGGTAAGGATTTAGTGTCTCCAATTATCAAATTTGATGAGAATCTTTTGCGAGTGTGTGCTGAATCTTTTCTTAAGGATATTTTGAAAAATGTTCCCCATGAAGAGCTAAATGTTTTAGTTCATAAGTACGATATGTTTACTGCGACTAATGGTGCAGCTGGTGTCGCTTTTGTTGATAGCATAAACAGATCTACTTCAACTGGTTATCCTTATTGTACATCGAAAAAGAAATTTTTGAGTAAATTACCACCCACTAATGGTTTACAAGACCCCGTTGAGTTTGATAAAGAGATAGTGGAAGAAGTATACCGAATGATAGATGAGTATACTGCTGAAAGGCGCTGCCATCCGGTGTATGTAGGAACATTAAAAGATGAACCTGTTTCTTTCTTAAAATATGCAATGGGCAAAACTCGTTTATTTGGTAGTGCTCCAATTTCTTTTATTCTTGTCCAAAGAATTTATTTTTTAGCCACTATTAGATTAATGCAAACGCATAAAATGGCATTTGAATGTGCTATAGGTGTTATTGCGCAGACCAAAGAGTGGGAATTGTTTTATAAGAAATTATTACGATTTCCTACAATGATAGCTGGCGATTTCAGTAAATTTGATAAACAAATGTGTCCTTTAGTCATAATGTTGGCTTATTGGATATTAATTGAAATTGCAAAGAAGTCTGGAAATTTTACACCGGAGGATATTTTAATTATGAGAGGTATAGCGACTGATACTGCTTATCCCTTTATGTTGTTCAATGGTGATTTTGTTCAGTTGTTTGGTTCTAATCCTTCGGGACATTCTTTAACGGTTATAATCAATTCTCTGGTAAATAGTATTTATTTACGATATGTCTATACGGTGTTGTATAAGTTGCATAATAATACTGATTTGCCAGACGCTGAGATAGTAGCGACTTTTAAGGAACATGTTGAATTGTTTGTTTATGGTGATGATAATCAGGCTTCAACTGATTTGGATTGGTTTAATTTCCAGAATATTCAGAAGGCTTTTTCTGATGTAGGTATAAAATATACTCCACCAACTAAGGATGATACGAATTATAAATTTATGGACATATCTGAAGTTGATTTTTTGAAAAGATCTTATCGATATGATAGTGATTTGGGAGCTATAGTGGCTCCCCTATCAGAAGATTCACTCAATAAAATGTTAACAACATGGGTCGCTTCAGATTCAATATCTCCTGAGGTTCAGACTTTGGCGGTAATATCCTCTGCGATACGAGAATATTTTTTCCATGGGAGAGAAGTTTTTGATTATAAGCGTGAAATGTTTGTGCGTTTATTGAAGCATTTGGATTTAGAGCATGGTATTAATACTACTGTTTTACCAACATATGAGATGTTGGTAGATCGCTACAATGATGCTTCCTGCAAAATTTTAGCTCGTTTACCCCAACATTCATTTGTTTTGCAAAGTGGTTTAGTTGAGATACCAACGTGTGGATTTTTCTGCGCTTTTGGTTTTGTCATAATATTTATTATGTTCGTTTATACTTGGTTTTTATTATCAGTATTAATGGCTTTTTTAAGTACTAGGATTACTCGGATTTATTTAGTGCGGTTTCCTAGATATAATATATTAGAAGTTTTAAACCGAACGCGACGATTACCTATTGTTATATCATGGGCTGATTTATGCCATTATATAAATAGATTTTCCGTGTCTTGTATTGATATCTTTTTTTCCTTTATATATGTCTTTGGTTTTGTTGTGATGTTGCCTTTTTTGGTAACATATGTTCATCAATTAATGCTAAAGCGTATTTGGGCTCGAAGAGATAAAATTTTTCCTACTAGTCATTAGACTAGGTTATGGGCTTTCGATATCAAGTCCATTAAACCAAAAGATGTCCATCAATTGTAGTTACTGCTCCAATCATATTTAACATTATTATCCTAAAGAACGGAGAGAATGGACAATTGATGTATCCGCCTGGGCGTGCCCCTAAGATGCTATTTAGCGCAGAGTTTAGGTCCTATTTTTAATAGAGGTGGAGCTCGAATCGGATAATAATGGTTTCATAAATTATTGAGTCGTTATTATGGGACTAAATTGACTTACTAAAATTCAAGCTTTTCATCCGGGTGATGACCCGGACACCCCCCCTTTGGTCGAGGTAGTGGATTTGCCTCGTCCCGGAAATGATTTTACAGAGCAATCTGGTAAAATGGATTCCGTTATGGCCAGTTCTTCAACAGAAGCAACTGGCGAAACAGAAGTTATTGTGGCTTTTGATAATAATGTGGCTGGCGAAGCTCTAAATTTGCCAGAAACTATTCAGTCTGAATCTTCAACATCTTCTGCTGGATCGGAGATTGAACATTTTTTAAAAAGACCGGTTAATATATTAACGTATACATGGCCACTTGGTGGTACCATTCCCGTTGTTATAGATCCGTGGTTTTTATTTTTCAATCACCCTTCCATTAAAAAGAAATTAGATAATTATTATTTGATGAAATGTAATTTGCGCATAAAGATATTAATTAATGCTTCCCCTTTTTATTATGGTTGTATGATTGCTTCTTACAATCCTTTAAAGAATTGGAGTGCCCCGTCTTTTACTGCCGATGGTGATCCATTGTATATTTATTCGCAATTGCCCCATGTTTATTTGTATCCCTCTTGCTCTCAGGGAGGTTCTATGATATTACCCTTTGTTTATTATAAAGAGTGGTTAGATGTTACTAGTGCTGCTGATGTTACTAATATGGGCTCATTGGTTTTAACTGTAATGGACCCCCTGAAAACTGCTAGTGCTGCGACCACGGGTATCACAATCCAAATTTATGCGTGGGCAGAAGATTTACAAATATCTGCCCCAACAGTAAAATTTGCATTACAATCTGGTAGAGCTGATGAGTATGGTAAAGGAATAATTTCTAAACCTGCTTCAGCTATTGCTCGATTTGCTGGACATTTGACAAATGCTCCTGTTATAGGACCATTTGCCACTGCCACTCAAATTGCTGGTTCTGCCGTTTCTTCAATCGCGTCTTTATTTGGTTACACTAACGTTCCAGTTATCGCGGATGTGCATTCAGTGCGTACACATCCCATGCCTGCTATGGCAGCTACAGATATTGGAACTAGTGTTTCCAAATTAACTTTAGATTCAAAAAATGAATTAACTGTAGATTCATCTGTTTGTGGTGCAAATTTTGGAGATGAACTAGATATAACCAACTTCGTTACTCGTGAGTCGTATATAGCACAATTTTCTTGGACAACTGCTAGAGTAGCTGATGATTTGTTATTTAACGTAGGAGTTTCTCCTATGTTAAGTTTATATACTTCATTGCCTTCTCAGACATTAGCTAATCATACCCCTATGGCCCTTATGCAATATATATTTGATTATTGGCGCGGTGATATAGAATTAAGATTTAAAGTCATTTGTTCTCAATATCATCGTGGTCGTTTACGCATTTCTTGGGATCCTATAGGAGATATATCTAATACTACGGATGCAACAACTGAAGCTTATACTAAGATTGTTGATATATCTGATACTACTGATTTCACCATTCGTGTACCATACATGGCTGATACAGCATATTTAGCAACAACACGTGTGTCTGCTACTCGTTTTGGAACTGCTCCACTGTTGAAGCAAATCTATGAAAACGGTATCTTGACTGTTAGAGTTTTAACAGAATTAACAGCTCCAGTTTCTACAGCAAATATCACTGTATTAGTTTTTGCTCGTGGTACCGATAATCTAGAATTTGCAACTCCACGTGAACATAATTTTAGCAATAATCTTTCTCCATTTACTGTTCAATCAGGCGTATTAACTTATGACAATGAGGATGAGGATGTGTCTTCAATAGCTTTACGACCATCAACAATTCCTCAAAGTATTAATTTAATATATCATGGTGAAACTATAAAGAGTCTACGAACATTGTTACGCAGATCTCAATTTTTACGCACTCAGAACATTACTAATGGAGTTAATACTGCTTTCAATATATTAATTCGAGAAACGCAATTCAATAGATTTCCTATGGCTCCTGGATTTGATCCTAATGGTATCAATTCTGCTAATAACTTATTATCAGCAGGTACTAGCCCTTATAATTGGGTTCAGTACACATTATTATCATTGTTGGGATCATGTTTCTTAGGTTCACGTGGATCTGTTATATGGTATATTGAAAGTCATCGAGGAGATCCTAATTCTGAAATTCGTGTAGGTCGTCCAGGTAATACCATTGCATTAACTTTAACTAATTATACCACTCCTGGCACACTTGGAGTTATACCTGGTTCTGCTAACGGTGTTGCTAGAACGGATGCCCTATCTAGTTCATCAACAGCAGGTGGTACAGATATTATTAAAACTGACCGATTGCCTACTACTTCCATTTGTGCACCTTTTTATAGTCCACTCAAGTTTCGCACTAGTAGTCACAAAGATGCAGTGTTGGGTACAGGTATTGATGGGTCATGGACAGATAAATTATCACTAAGAGAGAGAACCATGCCCCGCGTGAATATAGTTGGGAATGCCGAATGGGCTAATTCCACTCAGTATTCCTACTATTGTTCAGCAGGTCCTGATTTTTCTTTTATTTTCTTTTTAGCCGTTCCGCCAATGTATAGATATACATCGGTGCCAACGGCCCCTTAATCCCTTCAGGGATTTTTCTTAACCAAAACGTACATGTACGGTGTGTACGTCCTCTCATTAGCCCTTAGGTTTTATGGGGAGAGGTTTGGCGCATGCTGATCGTGAAACATACTTTATATTTTATATATCCATATTGGGTTTTGTAGCTTCACGATCAGTGAGGTGAAATTTTTACCAATGTGGACGCCGTAGTCTTTCACGATTTGATGCGGACGCCGCAGTCAAAAT